GGGTGCTGAACCCTCATTCTGCATGATCGACTACCTAGAACTGCTACCCGGAGGGGACGCAGACGCAACAGGAGTCACATCAAAAGCCCAAGCAGTTAAACGCTGGGCTAAAGATGAACGAGTACCAATAGGGCTAGTTCACCAAGCAGGACGAGGAAGCGCAGACCCCGGAAAAGCAGCCGGACTGTACGGAGGTAGATACGGAGGTGAACAAGAAGCGATCTTCGTATTAGAAGTCTACCGGAAGAAAGACAGAACCGACCTGTCAGACTGGGAAACCCTATACCACGCCAACTCTGTCAACATTAACCTGTGTAAAAACAAACGCACAGCGAAACTGTTAGACCAAACGTATTACATGGACCCAACAGCAGGGCATGTACACCCATACCATGAGAACCTCATACCGGAGGCACGCAATGGATGACAACATAATAGAAGGCTTTGCAGAACTGTTTAAAGGGGGGAAGATAGCCCGATCATACAAAGATGGCTACTTCGCTCCTATGGAGGCAACAGATGGCACACATTTTGATGCCACAGGAGACGTATTTCTGAGGGCTGTGGAGGCTCACCTCACAGAAGATGATGCGGGTATAGGTGTTTACCCTCTCATCGCCTTAGAGGACCCCACAGACGGCTCTCAGAGCCTTGTAGTTTACTGGGGTTGCGTCGATTGGGATGATGGATTGGAAGAATCCTTTAAACACGCCAATAATGTATACAATTTATTGAAACAATTAGAGGTACAATCATGGGTTGAAAGATCCAGATCAAAAGGACACCACCTGTGGGTATTCTTTGAAGAACCACTCCCTGCACGTAAAGTCAGAGAAGGACTAATAGGTGCATGCAACATAGTTGATGCACCAATCAAAGAAGTAAACCCTAAACAGATAGAACTAACAGGAAAAGGATTCGGCAACGGACTGAGACTCCCATACCCACACGATCACGAAACTGGCAGACAAGAAATAACAAATCTTGAAGTGTCTTTCTCAATGGTTCCAGTAAGAGTGTTTGTAAGAGAAGCATTACCAACCAGAGTCACCGCTGAACAATGGGAACAAGTACACACCCTGTACAAACAAGCAGAACCTCCACCAGTCAGAAGAGAATCGTTCAGTTACACAGGACGCAGACTCACAGGATTAGCAGAAGCAATCAGACGTAATGGACCACGCAAAACAGCCGACAAACCACACGGTGACAGATCGTCCACCCTATTCGGGTTGGCATGTGCCATGATAAGACAAGGCTACACTGACGGGGACATAATGACTGAGTTAACTTCAGCCGACCAAGAATGGGGCGGAAAGTTTGCTTTACGCACCGATGGTGAGCAAAGACTACGGAGACTAATAGACAGCGCACACACAGACGCATGGAAAGACCGTGAAAAGTATAACACTAAAAATAAATCGTAGACCCAAAGCCAAAGCAAGACCAAGGCACAACAAAAAAGGACAGGTGTTCACACCTAAAGCAACCACCGACGAAGAGAAAGCAATCCGTGCAGCATGGGAAGAAGCAGACTTAGGAACCATGCAAGGACCAGTAGAAGTGTCCTTAACTTACACGCCGGAATGTAGTATAATTACTATACAGGAATCACCACATGATGCTACAACCCTGAGAGGAGACATAGACAACTATGTCAAACTCACATTAGATGCACTCAACGGGACAGCGTGGGAAGATGACAAACAAGTAGTTCGTATCAGCGCTGTGAAGGTAAACAAAATTGATCCTGATTGAATTAGAAAAATGGGAATATGAATGGGCATCTCATGTAGGTATCAGACGCTTTACGGAAAACTGGGAAAAACAAGATGCTACCCATTATAAGCGTGAATACATGGAAGATGACAGATCCGCACAAGTAGCAGCAGCAATAGGGGAATTGGCAGTAGCAAGAGTAACCAACCAATACTGGGGAGGACACGTCTGGGCAGGTAACAGGCATCAAGAAAACCGTGGACGTGCAGACGTAGGACACAACATAGAAGTAAGAAGAGTTAGAACATCTAACAACGCAGCCGTAAGAAAAAGGCAACTAGGACAAGGACTGATCCTGTTCGTGGTACGACCAGTACCACCCGAATTCAGAGAAGTGGAAATGCTCGGGTGGATAGACCACGACGAAGCATGGGAATTAGGAGAGCCTTCAGGTTACGACGCTGAGAACACCAGAGTAATTGCCGAGAAGTTCCTCCATGAAGTGACGGAATGGCAAAAAAACGAGAGTACTCTTACGAACCTGATAAAATAGTATGGATGGCATCAGCAGGACTACCAAACGTAGTTGGTTGCACCTCAGACACACGCCCATTAACCCACCTTCAAGCGTTAATGGAACAAGCGCCCGGTGTATCACTTAAAGTAGTACCCCTAGAAGAAACACTCCTACTTAAAGAAGCATTAGCCGAAGCGTTTGAAAGCCTGTCACCCGAAGACTTATGGATAGCAGAAAGACTCCTCATAGAAGGCATGTCGCTACGCAAAGCAGGAGCAGTGTTAGGTATACCAAAAACGACACTCGCACGTAGACGCGACAAAATACGCCTACGACTAGTAGACGCACTGGTGGATTCACCAGCAGTTAGAGGCTATTTGCGTGATTAATCTTCAGGTAAAACAATAAGAGATTGTCTAATAATACCCATCAATGATGTCGCCCACGCAGCCCAAGCATACGACGCATCGTCAACGCCCTCAATGCCAGCGTGAAACGCTGCCAACAAAAACTCTGCTTCGTCCTCATCAAACACAAGAAGCAAACCAAGAATCCTGTCGCTAGTCCATTTAGCATGAGTACCGTCTTCGACATCAAATATATTCGCAGTCTCTTGCAACTCCTCATATATTTCTTTTTCAATAGCCCGCCCTTCATCCTCAATGAACTTATTCCACGCTACATCAAGAGCGGACTCTTCCATTATTGCTTCGCTACTTTATCTTTAACGAAAGTCTTAAGAACTGACACAGCCGCTGCCAAACCAGCAACACCCGCACCCTTCACCGATGACAAATCGGCTACAACAAAAACACCCAGAAACGCTTGCGCAAAAGTCCACGCTGCACGTTCCAACATATCTACCATGTTCTTCAATTTTTTTCCTTTATTAGATTAATATCTTGGACGACGAGGTTTTTTCTTACCAGCCATTAATCGTTCTCGTCAAACTTGGCTCGCATTCCATTAGCCATGCGAAGCATAGCATCGCCTGTTAATGAACCTTGATTAGCAGTAGGACGCACATTAGTGTCAACCAACACTTGTCCAGTCTTAACCAACCGAGGAGATGTTCCATCTAATTTGTGTGGCATCATAACCTACTTTCCGAAAGGGCGACCATTCTGATTGGCGTTGCCCAAATTAGTTCCCCGCAAAAACGCTGCGGCTTTCTTAGCCTTCTGACTCATATCCCACATGTTAAATGAAGATGTAGAGTTATAAGGCTGATCATCCTGCGACCCAAATGTTTCTTGGAACGAAGGACCGTATCCTTTACCTTTTGGCATAATATATCCTTATTGTATAAACAGTGCGCCAAACGTATCACCGTTCACCACACCAGTAACCTTCAAAAAACCCTGTGTCTTTTGAAACTCTCTAACAGCATCACCTGTCTTCTTACCATAAACCCCATCAACAGGACCCGGATTGAAACCACGCTCCGCTAACTTTCCCTGCACCAAACGCACAGGCAAACCTCTGCTACGAGAAGGTCGAGACAAAGGAGTCTTCTTAACCTGCTCGTGTAAATCTTTAAAGAACTGAATAATCGCAGCCCAATCAACAGCATCAGGAGCGTGAGGAGTACCCATACCATTCTCAACCCAGTCACCCAACCAGTCACCCGGACAAGTCGTGTACCCCTGACGGCTCTTCTTACGATGAGTGGAAACCCACAAGCCCTTACCGAAATGAGCCTCAGCCGCCTCAACAATAATCTTCAAAGACTCCAAAGACTTCTCAGGAACACTCTTGAAACCCCAACCAGTGAAACACACACTAATGGAACGACTGTTCCAACCCTTAGTACCAGCGCCACGGTTATCCCAACCGCGCCCCTCATAAATAGTACCAGTCTCATCAACAAGCCAGTTGTAGCCAATACCATCCCAGCCTTTGCCCATGTGATGGCGTTCAAAAGCCTTAACAGCATCTGACCCACGAGGTCCGTTCTCTACACCAGAATGGTGTATAACAACGCCTGTAACACGAGCAGGGTTTAACCTGTCGAACTTTCCTTTAGGAGGAGGTTTCGCTCCCCAATCACTTCTCGATAAGTGTTTCATAACTATCAGCCCTTTCTGTCCCGACCTAGCCTAGCGTAGGTCCACGACTAGGCTGGCCACCTAACGAAGGACCACTCATAAGATGTTGAACATTATTAAAACCACGCTCATCATCTAATTTATTTTGCAAATAACGCAAATGTCTTGTATAACTTTCCTGTCTCTCAGGAGTTAAACGTTTAAAACTTATACCTAAACCTGCGGAAAACATAGTTTCAAAGTATTTTTCCTGATATTTAGGTTCAGAAGGCAACACCCTTCGTAAAGTAGCAAGCGCAGGCATTGCACTCAACACCATATATAGCGTATGATCAGCCATTTTCCATTCACCATCTTCTTTACTACTTAACCCAAGATTATTTAAAGCAGGCATCAACCCCGGAAGTTTTCTAAGAAGCCAAGGGATCTCAACATGCTGACCTGTAAACGGCGCACCAAAACCAGACAACTGTTTTTGAAATCCTAA